CTGCAACTTTTACAACTTTTCTGATTTCACCTACTGCATCAGTGGCAGATAAATTAGCATCACCATAATTTAAAGTAACAGTTCCTGACTGAACACCGTTTATTGGGTCTGGTCCTGTAACTGCTGAAACTGATGCACTTGTAGTATTAATACCAGATGGTGCACATCCTGTCACTTGGACAGTATCACCAACAACAAATGGAGCTTCTGTTCCAGATGGAAGACCAAATTTAATTGCTGCAGATGCATTTGTAACTGATGTTGTTTGACAAGAAGCAACACTCTCTTTAAAAACTATTGGAGTTTTTTGAGGAACATATATGCTACTGTCATCTGTTGCTGTCGGGTTAGATCCAACCTCAACAAATGCATCACCACCAGCTGGTGTTACTCTAAGATAACCAGACTTTAATGCGATAGATCCACTTGTTGCGTTTCCAGTAACAGATGCTATTTTTTGTACGACCTTGAAAGCTGCCATTTTTTATAATCAACCGTGATAGTGTTATTTATGATTCCTCTTCTGTAGAGTCATCTACAGTTTCGTCAGAAACTTCTGTATCTGCAATTGAAGGATCAAACATTTGTGCAGCAACATCTGGTCTTTGAGAATTTATTCTCTCAGCAGCCTTACTATACAATGTGTCTTTGATCGAATCTGATATATCAGAGGCTGATGCATCAGTTGCAATCATGTCAAGTAATTCATCCATATTTAATATTATGTTAAGATATCTTGATTATTTATATCTCCGCAGACTTAACATCTTTCTGGAACTGAGCGTCAGTTGCCATTGCATCGGATTCTAAGTCTGGTTCTTTTGGTACAGATCCTAAATCTCCACCACCTTCAAGTGGTTGTCCAGTAATCGGATCTACTGCACTTGGGTCTGGAATTACACCATCTTTGATTTCTTTTTTAATTAATTCGTCTTGCTCTTCAATCTCTTGATCTGTCTGACGAAGAACCTTTGTACGAACATAATGATTAGAAAAATACTTACCAATATATGGTTCAATTGTTGCTAATGTTCCGAGTCTTTCGTTCATTAATTCTGACTCTTTTAATTCAGCAAACTGATTATCATATAAGAAATCATATTGGATATGATCACTTAGAGAATCCCAATCTTCTGGTGTAATTATATTCTTTAATATGAGTTGTGTTTTGAGTAAATTGTTGAATAAATTTGAGAATCTCTTTCTCAATCTTCCTACAAATTTTGCAAATTTTAATTCATCTCTTAGTATCTCTGATGAACGACCTAAATTAAATCCACCATCACTTGCGATCCTTGATTCTGGAACACCTAATGCACGATATAATTTTTTCTGGAAATATTCAATATCTGTTAGTTCACCTAAATTTTGTCCGCCAGGTAAAGTTGTAATTTCAGTTCCTCTTCCACCTTCTCTTCTTGGTAGCCAGAAGTCTTCCATCATCGACATAAATTTACGATCATCTCTAACTTCTCCTGTATTTGCATCATATACAAGTTTATTTCTATATCGACTCATTACCTCTTTTAGGTATTGTTCTGCTTTAACTTTAGGTAAATTACCAACGTCAATGTAAAATATTCTTCTTTCTGGTGCTCTTGATAATCTATAAATTACAAGACTATCTTCAATCATTCTCAATTGATTAAGTGCTTTGATCGCTTTGTGTAAGTAAGATAAACAAGTTCCTTTATTACGATCAAATAATCCAGATGTCACATGACACACTGAATCTTTTGCAATTTTTATTTGTCCCTTACCACCTGCACCAGCGGCAGTTGAATACATTGATGTTGGATAGTTTGGTTTTGGAGAGTAAATATAATATTCATCTATCTCAGGATATTCTGCTTTCTTAGTTCCATTTCCTGCAAGTGGGTCTAATGGTAAACTACCTTTATTTTTTGTTCCTTTTTCTTGACGAACAAACTTCATTTTCATCGGATCAACATATCTGATCTCTTGAATA